GCGTGGCCGCTCGCTGGCGGGCAGGTGCTGGTGCGGGTGTCGGACCATCGGACGGTCGCCGAGGCCGCCAGATCGGCGCTGAGCGCCTCCGCCCCGGTGCTGCTGGTGGGCAAGAGCCTGGCCAGCGACCCGGCGTTCGCGACGTCCACGATCGAGCCCACGGGCAGCACCACCAAGCAGGCCATCACACAGCTGCGGCAGTACGTCGACGACGACGTGCTCCGCCACGACGGCAGCACCGTGCTGACCAGCCAGGCGCTCGCCCTGCGGACGCTGCCCGGCGCCGACGGCCCGCGGGTCCGCAGCACCGGCAGAGCTGATGCCCTGAAGGCAGCCTCGTGGTGTCTCGACCGAGCCCGGCAGGCGACCGAGGCGCCCGGCATTTTCTGACGCAGACGTGGACCGCTAACCAGCGGTACCCTAGTGCCGCCAGGTCGGCGCTCCCCTGTTGTCTCCTCATCGAGGTTGAGCATGCCGACCCCCCGCCAGCTACGCAGGACCGAGACCCGCGCGTCCTACGTGCGCACCGGCTCGGCCGACATGATGGTCAACAGCCCTGACGGATACCCGAGCGACCCGCAGTACGGCCCGGTGTGGTGGATGGGCAGCGACGCCCCCGGTGGCGGCACCCCTTGGAATTACGGCGGCCTCAATAACGTCTTCGGCCCGCAGTACGGATCCGCCGCTGCGCTGCCCGTCGTCATCCGGGCGACCGCGCTGATCACCGGACCTCTGACCAGTGCAGCGTTCCGGCAGATCGACCTGTCCGACGGGCACCCTCTCGGGCGCGCCCGCTGGATGACCGACCCGATGCTGCTGCGGCCGGACGCTCGCTACGTCAGCGACGTCTACCCCGACGTCGTCGAGCTGCCCCGCTCGACCTTCTGGACGGCCTGGATCCGCTCGGCCATCTGGTGGGGCATCGGCTCGTTCCTGTGCCAGCTCGACACCGACGGTCAGCCGATGGCCGGGACGCTGCGCAACATCGACAGCCGCCTGCTGTCCACCGAGCGCGACGGCCAGGGCGCGCTGCACTGGGTCCTCGGCGGTGAGGGAGCCGACGACGAGCGCGCGGTGTTCGACCGCAACGGGATGCTCAGCTTCGGTGAGATCCGGTACCGCCTTGTGACACTGCGGAATCCGCACTCCCCGGTCTCGGCGGACGGCCACAGCATGGGCGTCTTCGAGATGAGCCCCAGCACCTTCGGGATGTCCGCCCAGATCGAGGAGTACGCGCGCGGGCAGTTCCGCAGCGGTGTCCCCAACGGCGTGCTCAAGGTGGCTACACCAGGGTTGACCCAGGAGCAGGCCACCGAGCTGAAGACCGCCTGGCTGCGCAGCCACGGCAACGACCGCCGCAGCATCGGCGTGCTCAACGCGGTCACCGACTTCGTGCCGTTCAACCTGTCCCCGGTGGACGCAGGACTCGATGCAGTCAAGCGATTGAACATCGGCGACTGCGCCATGAGCTTCGGCCTGGACCCGCTGACACTCGGTGTGTCACTGGGCAACAGCGCGACGTACAACAACCTGAGAGACGCGTGGAACAATCACAAGGACTTTGGCCTGGCGCCGTGGATCAGCGCAGTACAGGACACGCTCAGCGCGCTGCTGCCCGGCAGCCAGGGCGCGGTCGTGGACCTCGACCGGTTCGCCAACCCGCCGCTGTCCGAGCGGGTCGCCACCGGTGCCGCTGCGACCGCCGCGGGACTGATGACCGTCGACGAGTGGCGAGCCCTGGAAGGGATGCTGCCGATGGCGGGCGCGGGCACCCCCGAGCAGGAGCGCAACCTGTCCGCGGCCGAGGTCAGCCAGAAGGTCTATCTCGCTGTGCAGGCAGGGGTCCTGAGCATCGAGGAGGCCCGGCAGATGATCGCCGACGCGGGCGGGAAGCTCGACGTCGCGGCGGTCCCCGAGCAGGGTTCGGGGCCGGTGCCTGTCCCGGCCTCGACCCCTGAGCCAGATCCGGTGCGTGCGCTGAGGACACCGGCGTGGCGACGCTGAGCAACCCAACATCGAGAGCACCAGGAGAAGTGATGGCACGAGGACGACAGACCCGACGGCCCCGGCCGCGCTCGCTGTCCCGCGAGACCCGGCAGAAGGTCGCCGACGCCGCGGAGCAGGTGGCTCAGAAGGCCGAGCCGGAGCCGAAGAGGGAGTCGGCACCGCCTGCCAAGAAGAGCACCAGCGGTGGAGGAGGCAAGTCGTGAGCACCTTGGAGATTCCCCAGCGCTACCAGGGGATCCAGTACCGCACCGCCGAGGTCGACCCCAAGAACGTCGACCCTGACGAGGGCACCCTGCTGTGCCGGGTCGCGCCCTATGACCACGAGGTACCGATCGACCACGAGCTGTTCGAGAGCTTCGCCCCCAAGGCGTTCGAGCGGGCGGCGCTGGCACCGACCCGCGTGAAGATGTGGATGGGCCACGGCGGACCGCTGATCGGGCACGCCCGCGTCGTCGAGGACAAGCCGGACGGCGTCTGGGTGCGCGCCAAGTTCGCGAACACGCTGGCCGCGCAGGAGGCACGGGCACTGGCCAGCGACGGTGAGGACGATGGTGGCGCGACGCTCGACCAGGTCAGCATCACGTTCAAGCCGATGCGCGACTGGATGAAGGTCACCCGGAAGGCCGATGGCGTTCATGTCAGGCATGCGAGAGCAGGGCTTTTGGGTTTTGCCTTAGTCGCACATGGTGCCTACGCCGAGCGCGCCATGATCGCGTCGGTGCGCGACGGTCTGACCGACCGGGACAAGGAAGCCCGCATCGCCCGGCTGATGGCGCTCGACCACTGACAGCCGTACGCTGACGCACAGACAACTCCATATGCGCGGCTATCGGCGGGCACCCGGCCCGCGAGAAAACCGTAGGCGTCCCACGCGATGTCAGAGCAAGCCAGGACTCAGGTCCGTTCTTGCTCGTCCAGAGCGGCTGGTGTCTCAGGCGATCTCCTCCACGCCCCTTGCGTGAAGGAGATTCATCATGTCCAAGGCAGTACTCGACCGGCTCCGCGAAGAGCGCGACTCCTCCCGTGACGCTGCGATCGCGATGGCGTCCCAGGACGACTTCGACCCGACCTCCGAGGCGTACACCCAACTGGAGTCCCGCAGCCTCAGCCTCGACACCCAGATCGAGAAGCTCGTCGGTCTGATGAACAGCCAGTCCGCGGCCGACGCCCTCGACGGCAAGATGGCCAAGGCCACCCAGAAGCGCGCGGCCGTCACCACCCAGGACCGTCCGCTCTCGATCGGCGAGCAGTGGGTCCGCTCCGACGTCTGGGCCGAGTACCCGCTGCGCGGCACCTCCGCCAAGCTGGAGGTCCAGTTCGACGAGCGCGCTCTGCCGCACTCGCTGACGTCCATGAAGGACGCGCTGCCGTCCGCCCCGGTCACCGACCTCACGCCGCCGGTACAGCCGGACCTGATCGTGCCGCTGACCAACGTCGTCACGGTGTCGAGCAATTCGATCGACTACATCGTTTGGACGCTCAAGTCCGGCGCTGCCGCGATCGTCGCCGAGGGCGCGACCAAGCCCGAGCTGGAGTGGGGACCGACGGTCACCAGCTCCTCGCTCGACACCATCGCCGGTCGCACCAGCTTCACCCGCCAGCTGGCCGAGGACGCCAGTGCAGTCCAGTCGTTCATCAACGGCGAGCTGCAGCGCGAGGTGTCCCGCAAGGTCGAGGCCGAGGCCAAGGCCGCGCTGGCTGCGGCGACACTGCCCACCGCCGACGGTCCGGCCGACGCAGGGACGAGCGGTGCTGTCCGCGCCGGGATCGCTGCGGTGCAGGCCGCTGGGTACTCCGCAAACGGATTCATCGTCTCTGCGGCGGACCTGGTGACCATGGATCTCGCGTCGATGTCGATGTTCCGCGGCGACCCGCGCTGGGGTCTGACGGCGATCGTCGACCCCGACATGGACGAGGGCGACCCGATCATCGTTGGCGACTTCAAGGCCGGTGTGCAGCACTACCGCCGCAACTCGGTCCAGCTCTACGTCACCGACAGCCACGGCACGCACTTCGCCGAGAACATCCTGGATGCCCTCGCTGAGCAGCGCTGCAAGACGGTGGTCACCAAGCCCGCCGCCCTGGTCGAGGTCACGGCTGGCTGATGAACACACCGACGCTCGCTGACCTCAAGGCTTTCCTCGGCCTTGAGACCAGCGACACGCAGGACGACGCAGCGCTGCAGGAGTCGCTCGACGCGGCTCTTGCGGCGCAGCGTCGGGTGGTCGCGTACCCGTGCGACGCGTTCGGCGACCCCGAGTTCACCCACGACCTGACGCTGGCCGTACTACTCCGCGCCCAGCGCTACGTCGCGCGGCGCAACAGCCCGGAGGGCATCGTCGGTCTGTCGGGTGCGGGCGGCGACTTCGTCGGTGCGCGGATCCCCAGCCAGGACACGGATGTGCTCCACCTCGAAGGTCCTCACGCCAGAATCCCGGTGGCGTAATGGCGACCCCGCTGCTGGAGACCGTCGTCATCGCCGAGGAGCTGGCTACCCTCCTCGACGGTGTCGACGGGCTCCGCTCGTACTGGTACATCAGTGATTTGGTTCGCCCTCCAGCAGCTGTTGTGGGTCAACCAGAAATCGACTACCTCGACCCCGCTTCAACTTTCTGTGCGGCCACCTGGACCTTCCCGATCACGGTCGTCGTCGGCCGCGGGAGCGACCGGGAGGCGCAGACGCTGATGTCGCGTCTGCTCCACGAGATCGTCGCCGCCCTCGCCACCGAGGTGCCGGGGATCTTCGACATCAGCCCCGTCGACGCCCGCCCGATCACCGTCTCCATCGGGCAGCAAGAGCTGCCCGCGTACAACCTCAACGTCCGCGTCCGCGCCTGAACACCCAGGAAATCAAGGAGAAACTGCCATGGCGACATTGCTGAAAAAGCTCACACTCCGACTGGGGGACGACCAGTTCGAGTGCCAGCTCTCGCGCGCAGAAATCACTGACGAGCCCAGCACCAGTTCGTTTCAAAGCTTCTGCGGCGAGGAGACCTTCTCGACCAGCTCGTACAAGCTGAACCTCGAAGGCGCTCAGGACTGGACGGATGTCGACGGCATCTGCTCGATCATTTCAACGGCGTACGCCGCCGACCCGGTGCAGGAGATCGACTTCGAGGTGGCGCTCGGTGAGCCCGCTGCGGCGTGGCGCTCCGGCCAGTGCAAGCCGACCTCCGACGTGTCCTTCGGCGGCTCAGCGGGCGATCCGCTCGCCTTCACCCAGGTGCTCGACGTCATCGGCACGCCCGACCGGGTGGCGCTGGCCTGATGGCGATCGGACAGACCGTCGAGGTGGAGATCGACGGACAGGACGAGCCGGTCACCATGCACTACACGGCGGTCGACCTGCGCCGGTACGAGGGCCACTTCAAGAAGAGCGTCCTCGTCGAGCCGATGTCGCTGACCATGTTGACGTTCTTGGCGTGGTCGGCGGGCAAGCGCGAGGGCTCGCTCAACGGCGAGTTCACCCGGTGGGAGGCGTTCGACGCGAAGTGCGTCGGCGTGAAGGTCATCGACGAGGACGCCGACCAGGAGGCTGCGCCGGACCCTACGCAGCCGGAGACGGCTACCCCGAGCGGTCCTTCGGACGACTGATGGTCTCTCTGATGCTGCGCACCGGGATCCCGGTGAGCACGTGGGAGGCAGAGGGACCACTGGTCATCGAGACGGCGCTGGCCCTGCTCACCAAGGACGACGAGACCAACGACTAGCAGGAGGTGGGCACGTGGCAGGGCTGAACGTGGCGGCCTCCGCTCCTGGTTGGGAGTCCTCGATCAAGGCGATGAGGGCGCTGCCGCGCACGATCAAGAGCGACGTCACGCGCCGGGGACGTGACCTCGCCGAGCCGCTGGCCAAGGAGATCCGCGCCGTCGGCCACCAGCAGGGCAGCCATGCCGCACGGGTCGCGGACACCGTGAAGAGCGGCATGAAGGCCGGGGTGCCGACGGTGACCGCCTCCGGCAAGCCGTTCACGTTCGGTAGCGAGTACGGCGGCGGGAAGCGCCGCACGACCTACTACTCGACGTCACGTCTCGGTCGTCGGTACATGATCGTCGCCCGGCACACCACCCGGCAGTTCCGGCCGCACAAGGGCCGCGAGGGTTACTGGTTCGGTCCGACGGCGCGTGAGGGACGCGGCCGGGACGCGGTCCTCAAGGCGTGGGCCAAGCTCGTCGACGATGCGATCGCGGGCTTCTGATGGCCGCCGGGAAGCAGACCCTCACCGTCGGCATCGACGCCGACACCTCCGGTCTGATCAAGGCCACCGATCAGGCGTCCAAGGCGCTGGAGGGGCTCAAGAAGGACGTCGGGGCGCTCGACGCGGAGCCGATCGACGTCCGGGTCGATACCGACGCTGCGCAGGCCGCAGGAGAGCTGCAGGACCTCAAGAAGGCCACCGACACCCTGGACTCCGAGGCCATCGCGATCCCGGCCGAGATCCAGATGCAGAACGTCAACAGGGACTTGGCCAACTTGAAGAAGGTGCTCGACGGCATCGAGCTGCGCAAGGCCAGCCCGGACGTCGGGATCGACATCACCCAGCTGCTGCGCGACGAGGCGAAGGTCAAGAAGGTCATCTCCGAGCTGGAGGCCGAGAAGCTCGACATCGAGGGCAGCATCAACGTCGACGTCACCGGCGGGACGCTGTCCGGCATCGGCGGCATCGCGAACCTGCTGGGCGAGGTGCAGGAGTCGCTGCGCGAGGGCGGCGGTGGCGGCCTGGGCGGAGGGCTGACGAGTCTCGCCGGTGGCCTGCGCGGTGTCGGGGCCGGTGGGGCTACAGCAGCCGCCGGTCTCGCTGGGGTTGCGGTGGGTGTCGGTGCAGCCGCCGCAGGCGCCTGGGAGCTGTCTGAGGCCGCCGCGGACGTGGAGACCAGCGTCTCCCAGCTGGGCGCCCTGGTGGGCGACCAGGACCTCGGAGCGCAGACGTTCGCGGACTTGCAGAAGTGGGCGGCGTCCACCCCGTTCGCGATCGAGGACGCCACCGAGGCCACCAAGAAGCTGGTTGCCGCCGGTGTGCCGCTGAAGAAGCTGCCGGACTACCTCAACCAGCTGGGCAACGTCGCGTCGGCCACCGGTGTGCCGCTCGACCAGATGGCGGTCGTGTTCGCACAGATGGAGTCCTCCGGCAAGGCGTCCTACGAGAACATCCAGCAGCTCGCCGAGGCCGGGATCCCGGCGTGGACCACGCTGTCGGACAAGCTCGGCATCGCGGTCGGCGACCTGCAGGAGCTGGCGATCAAGGGCAAGCTCCCGGTCGAGACCATCCAGCTGCTCCGCGAGTCGATGAACGAGCTGTATCCGTCGGCCATGCAGGACCAGGCAAAAACTTTCAATGGCCAAATGTCGACCCTCAACGACAACCTGTCGCAGACCGGGCAGACCCTCGGCACGATCGTCCTGCCGCTGATGACCGACCTGGTCGAAGGGCTCAACAAGGTCGCCGGAGGGGCGCTGGCTGCGTCCGGGAAGCTCGCGGACTTCAGCGGCTGGCTGGAGCAGAAGACCGGTCTCAACCTCGGCGACTACATGATCAACTCGCTGGTGCCCGGCTTCCGGAAGGTGGGTGACAACGCGGACGATGCCACCGGTGAGGTCACCAACTTCGGCAGCGTGAGCGAGTCCGTGCTCACCGCGGTCTCGGCCGCGGTGCACGAGACCGAGGCCGACGTGAAGCTCCTGGAGAAGGCGTTCAAGAACGCGGTCGATCAGTTCTCCAAGATCGGTGCCGACGTCCGGCTGCGCGTCTCGTTCATCCTCGACCGGGCCAACCTGGAGGAGGAGATCCGCAAGGCCACCACTGGCAAGAAGGAAGTCGACCTCCCGGCGAACCTCAACATCAAGCAGCTGTCGGGCCTCTCCGACAAGCAGGAGAAGGTAGTCGGCGACCTGTCCACCTGGGTGCAGCAAGGACTGGACCGCGGTGCTGAGAAGGCGGACCTCGCCCAGCAGATGGGCACCGAGTTCGACGCCGACAAGTACTACCGCGACATGCGCAAGAAGCTGCGCCCGATGCTGATCGAGGCCAACATCGACCCCTCGCAGGTCGACCGGGTGATGACCAACATCTTCGGCATCCCGAAGCCGGTGAAGGTGCAGCCCGAACTGGTGGACCTGACCAACACCCGCCGGGACTACGACGCGGCGTTCGGCGACAAGCACCCGAAGATCCAGCCCGGTGTCGACGCCGGTGCGGCCCGCAACGACATCGGCGAGCTGGTCAAACCGCGCAAGACCGAGATCAACGCCGAGGCCAACACCGGCGAGGCGAACAAGGAGCTGAACCACGTCGCGCGCGACCGCATCACGCACATCGACCTGGTGTTCAACGAGTCGCTCTACGACCACATGGAGAACCGGCTGGACCGGCTGGCCCGCGCCCGCCACATCCAGATCTACGGCGGAGGTCCCACCGCCACCGGGCAGGGCGTTCCGGGCACGCTGATGGCCGCTGCGGGCGAGCCGAGCCTGATGGCGGCGGCCACCACGGTGGCCAGCCAGCCCGGCGGGTTCCCGCTGTTCTCGGCGCCGCGTCCCGCACGCGGCGTGCCGGTGGAGCGGGCGGTCACCCAGCTCGCACCGCGCCAGACGCCGGTCGTGGTGCACAACTACCTCGACGGACATGAGATCGGCAACCGGGTCCAGGCGACTCGGGTCACCGGCCCGTCCCGAGCCCGGAGGCGAGCCTGATGGCGGTCAGCATCAACGTGCTCAAGGAAGATCTCGAAACCCTCAGCGTGAGAATCACGCTGTCGGGCCTCACTGTCGGCGAGCGTTACGACGTCATGCGCCTGCAGCTGCGCTACCTCGGCAAGGACGACACCGGCCAACGGATCTACAACCGCGAACTTCCGGACCGCAGGGGCGTCTGGTCCTCGGTCGCGCACCGGGTCGGCTGGGAGGCATCCGCAGCCACGCACACGTTCCGGGACTTCGAGTGCCCGAAGCGACCGACGCAGTACTACGTGGTGAAGTCGACGTCGATCGGACCACATGAATGGGACTTCGGCGACGGCACTTACCCAGTCAGTAAAGGTGTGTTGGACGACGAGGTCGTGCACTTCAACCAGGATCTCGCCGACCTCGACCTTGCAAGCGACCAGCAGCTCGACAAGGGCCACATCCTGGTGCGGTCGATCGCCGAGCTGTCGCACTACGCGGAGTCCTGTTTGGTCGAGATGACCGGGCCGACGTACACCGCTCGGGTCAATGAGTTCGCGGTGATGCACAGCCAATACCCTGTGGTGGTTAGTGATTCTCGGGAAGCACGCCGTGGCCAGATGACGTTGCTGGCCCGCGACCTGGGCCAGTACAACGACCTGCGACGGGTGGTGTTCCCCGAGTCCGGCCGGATCACCCCGTTCGTGATGAACAGCGGTGGCGATGCCACCCTGCTCTTGGACGACATGCGCTGCATCCCGTTGGACGTCGAGGTCGAGCAGGTCACCCAGGCCAACGCCGACCTCCGTTACATCCACATCGACTACGTCGAGATCGACCCGACCGCGCCGCTGATCCGACGGATCGGTGACAACGACGCCCTCACCAATCCGCCCGAGGCCAACTTCACGATCAGCGACACCACACCGGGCCGCCACCAGTGGGTGACCCTCACCGACACGTCCACCGGCCAGGGCGACACGTGGGAGTGGACGGTGGGACACGCCACCTTCAGCAGCAACTGGATCGGCAAGTTCTACACGCCAGGGCCACACCGGGTTTTTTGGCCGCACCGCGGGCGGAAGTACATCAAGCTCCGCTTCGGAGGTTCCGGGGAGGGGTTCCACACCCGCGTCAAGACGGTGCAGGTGCACCCCTGATGTCCCGGCTCACCGGTCGCGGCTACTCCCCGGATGACGCTGCGATGATGCAGCAGCGCTGCAACGGCCCGCATTCCTTCAAGTGGAAGGCGAGCGTGTGGCGCGGCACCACCAAGCTGTACGACGACATCCCGCTGACCGGCGGCACGCTGACCCTGGACAGCAGCGACCCGATCCGCCGTCACCTCACCCTCGAAGTCGGCGGCGGCGAGGAGTGGGCGCCCAAGAACGCCAACAGCCCGCTGGTGCCGTTCGGTCAGCGCATTACCTTGTGGGTAACCTGCGACCGGCAGGACGGGAGCTGGCTGCCGTGGCTCAAAATGGGCGAATATCAGGTCTTCACCCATAGCTTTGAGCGCCCGTCGATGATGACCACCGTCGAGTGCCACGACATCTCCGGTGCGGTCGATGAGTACCTGCTGCTGGGCAAGCGGTCCTTCGTCGACCAGACGATCCGCGACGCCATCGTGGACCTCTGCGAGGAGGCGGTGCCCGGCTACGTGTTCGGTGTCGTTGCCTCGGCGGCCTCCGACGACCCGGACAAGGCGATCAAAAACTACGTCGCCGACGCCGGTACGTCGCGGTGGGAGGCGTGCGTGGAGCTGGCCTCACGGCGCGGCCACGAGGCGTTCTTCAACGCCAACGGCGACCTGGTGCTGCGCTACGACGTGACCGACGACAACGACGAGTCGATCCCCGGCACCGGGCCGGACATCGGCACGGTGTCGAGTCCGATCGGCACCATCAAGGATGGCCAGGGCGGCAACCTGGTCGGGCTCACCGCGACGGTGAGCAGAGAGGGTGCGACGAACGGCGTGCGCATCAACTTGCACAGCACCGTGCCGCGCAAGGTGCGCAAGAAGCACGACCGGGACGCCGCAGCGAGCTGGGAGGACGCCCCCATCACCGCGCACGTCTCGGAGTTCCAGTCGTCGGGGCCGGTGGCCTGGGGCGGATTGTTCGGACGGATCCCGATCGTCATCGAGCGCGACCTCAAGGACCTCAAGCGGTGGTCCAACGGTGGCGCGGAGACCTGGTCGAACGCCCAGGCCGACGCGCACCAGGACGCCCGCCGGATACTGCACCGGCGCAGGGGACTGACGCGCTACCTCGACATCCACGCGCTGCCGATGTACTGGCTCGAAGCCGACGACAAGGTCAAGATCCAGTGGCGCGACGGTGCCACCACGGTCACCGAGTACCACTTCGTCCAGCGGGTGGAGTTCGACTTGGCCGGTGGCCCGATGGAGATCAAGACCCGCCAGCTGAATGTGGTCGATCCCGGATGACCGGCCAGACGCCTGCTCAGCCACGAGCCCAGGAGACCTACCGGGTCCCCCGCTCTCGGGTGGACGACTTCTACGACCGGGCCACACCGCTGCCCTACGTGCAGGTCGGTGCCGGGGAGGTCACCGCGGTCTCCGGCGACGGGGAGACCTGCAAGGTCGAGTTCGAGTCCGGCGTCGAGGTCGGCGGTGTGGTCGTCCTTGGCATCGAGCCGGACGTCGGTGACTGGGTCGAGGTGCACCAGCGCGGTGACCTGCTGGTCGTCCCGGAGGCCGCGGAAGAGATCGCTGCAGAGGGCGGCGGTGCGCGGGTCTACGTGCAGCCCGACGACCCCGGCGACCACCGGGTCGGGACTCTTTGGTTCGACGTCGACGAGCCGGTGCCGTGATGACTGGACCCGCAGGATCCAACACGTTCGCCGGTGCCCCAGCCCTGACGCTGGAGGCCGGGGACACGGTCACGTGCGCCGCCACCAACATGACCGTGATGACCAAGGAGACCGGTGAGCCAATCCAGGCGGGCGGCGCCACCCAGACTGCGTGGTGGACGTTCACCCCGGCCGTGAACGTCAGCTTCCGCTTCGACACTCTGCTCGGACCAGACGGTACCGACACCGTGCTGGCTGTGTACTCCGGCAGTGCGGTCAACGCTCTGACCCTGGTCGGCTACAACGACGACGATGACCCAGGCGATGGTGCCCGGTCGCAGCTGGTGGTGCTGCTGGCCGCAGGTACCACCTACCGGATCCAGGCGCACCCGTACAACAACGGTGACGCCAACTCGATCGTGCTGCGCGCGGCGCTGGTAGCGGTGCTGCCGGACCCGACACCACCGACCGGCGGGCAGGGCAGCGACTACTTCCAGTACGCCACCCCGTTCGAGTACGGCGGCAGCTCAGTACCGACACCCTCGACGGGACTGACCCGAGAGCCAGACGAGCCAGACCCGCTCGCGCCGCAGGGCATCTTCATCACCCGCACCGCCTGGTGGGTGTTCACCGCACCTGCCTCCGAAACCGTCGGCGTCGACCTGCTCCAGTCGATCTACGCCAGCGGCGCGACGTACGCGAGCACCGCCATCAACGTCTACACCGGCAGCAGCATCGGGGCGCTGACTCTGATGGCGCAGGGCTCGGTCAACAGTCGGCCGGGGTATCCCGCGCTGCCGTACACCTACTTGACCGAGATGGACTTCGAGGCGACCGCGGGTACCACCTACTACGTGCAGGTCGGGCTCCAGTCCTATTCACCCGACGTGGACTACGTGCTCCGGCTCGGGCGGCGGGTGGTCACCTACTCGGACTGGGTGTCGACACCGCCGTACGACAAGGCTGTCTCCTGGTGGACTGGCCCGTTTCCGCGGTACGACGTCATGGGAAGCGGTTACCGGAAGGTGGAGCAGGCCGGAACGGTGGTGGTGGAGAGCGCCCAGACAGTGACCCAGGCATCGGTGGATGCGGCCATCGCGGCGTTGACCTCTGCGACCACGGTGATCAACACCAATCCGGTCTACAGCAACACCATCCGTGCGAACCCCGGCTTCAGCCAGTTCACCGACCCTGGCGAGAACGTGGACTGGGATACCCACGTGGAGATCCACGCCCAGTCGTACCGCCCGGTCGTGCCGCTACCTTCGATCCCTCCCGACCCGGATGCGGCTGGGTACGAGTGGTCCGGTCCCTACTGCCTCGTCGACGCAGCCGTGTTCAACAGCGCCGACGCCGTCTACACCACGGCGAAGGCCAAGTTCCCCGCCCCGCACGCCGCTCGTGTGAACACCACACCGGACATCCCGATGGTCTTCGACATGGTGGTACTGCAGAACGTCACCAACTACACGGACAGGATGAGCTGGAACCTGACCAACCGCCGCACGGTCGCCCACTTCAGCGTGTCCGCCAGCTCGCCCACACCAGCACCGCACAGCGAGATGAACGTCGACATCAGTGACTGCATCGGCAGCCGGGGCGAGTTCGTGCTCATCAACTGGATGCCCGTCTCGGTGCCTTCGCTGCCGCTGGAGTTCGGGACGCAGACGCTGAGTATCCAGGCTGGCGGGAACCAGGTTGCCGATCCAGTCAACAACACGATCACCTTCCACGTGATCCCCCCGGACTACCGCTACGTCTACCGGACGATCGACAGCGGCGGCGGTGGCGGCGTCGGCGTCGGCGTACTCAAGGTGTGGTCCGAGGCCGACAACGAATGGCTGTGGCAGGGCCACGGCTCCGTGTCCGGTGCGACCGGCGTGGGCCGCTTCAAGGTCTGGGACGGCGACGAGTGGCAGGTCGCCGAACCGGTCGCAGGCGAGGGCGGTACCGGACGGCTCAAGGTCTGGGACGGCAGTCAGTGGATCATCACCAGCACAGTGGGGGTGGCAGCACCATGACCAAGGACACCAAAGAGACCGTGGCACTACTGCTGACCGGGCTGGTCGCGGTGTTCGTGCTCGGCACGTTGATCGTGATCTTCGTGCTGGCGCTGCGCGGCACCGGACTGCCCGATGTCTGGGACGCCTTGTTCGGCCTGGTGATCGCGGTGATGAGCGCGCTCGGCGGCTGGCTGGTCGGCCGCAATGATCTCGGGTCGCGCACCGAGAAGTACGAGATCGAGGAGTGAGCCATGAGCGACTGCACGAGCACCACCACCGGCAGCACGGACGAGGTGCTGGTCGCCATCTGGCGCGGTGACACACTCCGGCTGACCGTGACGCTGGCCGACGAGGACAAGCAGCCGGTGAACGTCACCGGCTGGGGCTGGCTGTGCCAGCTCCGCACCGCCGACGACGTCGTCGCCGGTGAGCTGGACGTGCTGCCGCTGAACCTCCCCGGTGGACGGCTGGAGCTGTTCATGGACCAGCTCGACACCGCCCAGCTCGCGGTCGCCGACTACCGCTTCGACCTGCAGGCGACCGACGCTGCGAGCGACGTGCGCACGATCTTGCACGGCCAGCTGCGGGTCCGGGCGGACGTGTCGAGGAGTGCCGGATGAGCACCGTGGCCGACGTCGTCGTCATCGAGGTCACCGACGAGTCCACCGGCGGTGCGGCGGCGGTCGACACGATCCTGGTCGAGGACCAGCGCGGCGGTGTGTGGCAGGTGGCGACCGCCTCGGTGCTGAGCAAGCAGGTCCTCGCCGAGAGCCAGGTCCTGGTCGAGGGACTGGACGGGCCGACCGGCCCTGCGGGTCCGACGGGGTCACGAGGCCCGACGGGTCCGCAGGGCGAGTCGGGGCCGACCGGTCCCACGGGACCGGCGGGGCGCGACGGTGTCGACGGCAGCGGCGGCGGCTCCGCCACTGAAGGGCCGACCGGTGCCACCGGACCTGTCGGCGCCACCGGTCCGACGGGGCCACGCGGTGCGACCGGCACCGCCGGAACGCCCGGATCCGCGGGCGCAGCAGGGGCCACAGGCCCGACGGGACCGACGGGGGCCTCCGGTGCCGTCAGCACCACACCAGGCCCCACAGGGCCAACAGGAGCCTCCGGTCCGTCCGGCCTCGCGGGTGCGACCGGGCCGACTGGTGCGAGCGGACCCGCCGGTGCCTCCGTCGCCGGTCCCACTGGACCCGCCGGTGCGGTAGGCCCGACGG